TATACCAACCGGAAGGGGCTATAAGTCTGGAAGTCCGTTTAGAAAATGAGACCGTATGGCTGACACAACAACAGATAACAGAATTATTCCAACGTGAAAGAACCGTTATTACAAGGCATATTAACAATGTATTTAAAGAAAAAGAATTAGATGAAAAAAGCAATGTGCATTTTTTGCACATTGCAAATTCAGATAAACCGGTGAAGATTTATAGCCTTGATGTAATTATATCCGTCGGATATCGGGTAAAGAGTCAAAGAGGTACGCAGTTCCGCCAGTGGGCGAACAAAGTCCTGAAAGAATACATGCTGAAAGGTTATGCCATCAACCAACGAATCGAATCACTCGAAAAAACAGTTGCGGCCCATTCCGAAAAAATAGACTTCTTTGTCCGCCATTCCTTACCGCCGATAGAGGGTATATTTTTTGCCGGCCAGATATTCGACGCCTACAAATTCGTTTGCGATCTTGTCAAGTCAGCCCGAAAAAGTATCGTCCTTTTCGACAACTATATAGACGAATCTGTCTTGACTTTATTCGGGAAACGAGAAAAATCGGTGTCGGTGGTGATCTATACGGATAAGATCACTCCGCAATTAGAGCTCGACATCAAGCGATTCAACGCTCAATATTCGCCTGTAAAGGTCAAGTTATACACAAAGGCGCACGATCGGTTCCTAATCATCGATGGGGAAATCTACCATATAGGCGCTTCGCTGAAAGACTTGGGAAAGAAACTTTTCGCCTTCTCGAAAATATCGGCTATTCCGCCCGAAATCATATATAAACAAATTGACTCGTGAACGTTATGCGACCTCGTACCGATAAAATAGAAATCTCCGGTAATCTGCTTACAGGGGTATTCCACATCTACATCTTCAAACAAGATAATGCCTATATCGCCTATTGTCCTTCCATCGATTTAGCCGTCTCCGGGAGCAGCATACGAAATGCGGAAGAGTCCTTCCAAGAATCCGTATCGATACATCTCGATTATCAGATAAAAAACAAAGCACTCTTGAAGGATTTGAAAAAGCACAAATGGAAAGTCCGATATCTTATTAAAACAAGAAAAGCCGGTGATTAACCGGCTTTTTCATTTTCGTGTTTCAGGTAGTTCCGTTAAATACGTTCTTACTTTCGTTTCTTTTAGTTTAAGGAGATCACGCTCGCACAGGGTAGTTTTAGGTGATTTCGCACGCTCTTATTTATTGTTATATAAATATCTGTAATCCTACTGCAAATATATATCGTATAATTCTATTATGCAACCTATTATACGTTTTTCTTTCTTTCCGGCTCGATGATATCGGCCTTGTTCTTGAACCATTTGAATATATTGATTCGAAACTTGCTGCCTCTTGATTCGAAATAATTATTGAAGCAGGAGTTTATTTCACAGCCGTAGATCACGAACAGGACAACAGCCGGAAGTATGGGAATCCCGAAAGGTTGACCGAATGCAGCTCCGAAACTGGTTGCAACCAATATCCAACATATATAGTCGATCATCTTATTGACAGTACGTCGGATCGCCCGGCTTTTCCGTATGGTTTCTCCCCTCTTTTTTGAGGCTTCTATCCCAAATTTGAAATCTGCGATAATCAAACAGAGAGCGGCCACGATGAACCATTTCACCGGCTCGACGAACTCGATGAACGAGGTTAGCCAACTTGCCAACATGCCGGATATTACATTTCTTTCCTGCATATATATGTTATTAAGCATTATTTCCCTGTTCTGTTTCCTCCTGCAAAGCCTGTTCTTTGGCTTTTTGGTAGCTTAGATGTTGCTCCGGTGTAATCTCCCTTACGGTTGAAACGTCAAAATCTGCCGGCGTGTACATCGCTTTTACTCCCTCGTAAGTCTTTATATCATCGCCTTCTTGATAGGTAGTCAGGTAATCACCTTCCGTTGCGGGAGTAATCTTTTGATAGGTCTTTTCTTCTATATTCATGAGGTATTTGTTTTTTATGAGGTTCTGTTTGATTGTGTTCTTTTATCCATTACATCGAATCGGCGAAATTAACCGTCCAATTCTCATCTGTCAGTTTCGCTATGATACCTTCTGTTTCCAAATAAGTTTGTGCAGCCGTGTTAAATGTCAACGCAGCGGCCGGTAGTCCCAAAGTTTTTAAAGGAGCTACACCGCTTTCTCCGGCAGCATTGGCAAATCCTCCAAATCGTCTTAAAGTATCTTCATCGATATTCGGTGAAGATGCCAGCGATAGGGAAGTATGCAAGAAGATGATATCGCCGATCGATGAAAGCTGCCTATCTGCTAAGAACATATTCTGTGCATTAGTAACATTGGACATATCTAAGGATTCTATCGATATTAGGTTAGTACATTCCCGAAACATGCCGGTACAATTATTCATATTCGGTGCATTTATCTTAGGAAAGTGTTCAGCTTTAATATTAAAGAATGTGTTTACAAAAGAGGTACAATTCGGTAAATCGATAATACCGACATCTTCAACTCCCGACTGCATAAACAAGGCATTTGCATTCGTAATCCCCTTTGCTATAAAATTGGTTATAGACTTTATATTACTGCATTGGGCAAAGGCATTTTCAATTCTAAGGTCTACATTTTCCGGAAATATAATATCAATGTCATCTGTCAATAAAGAACAGCCTTGAAATGCTGATAACATATTAGTAATATTATCCCAATTCATGTTGGGAATCTTAGTTATTCTTGATTGGTAGAATATATAGGATGCGTCTGTCACATTCGAGAAATCGAATACTTCGGGTACTTCCTCGAATGTAGAATAAGAGAATTTAATCCCCTCCGCCGCCACGTCGATTTTGGTAATGGGTACGAGCGTGCCCGTCAACTTCTCGCCCCGTGCATACGCCGTTTTTCCAGCCATAATATCGGCAGCCGTGGCCGTAGCGTCGGCCGTCATTTCCGCCAATGTGGGGCACTGCTTCGAAGGTTGCCCGGCTTGTATCAATCCCAATCTTCCTAAACTCATGGCTTACCGCATTTTATTGATGTTGAGAGATAAATCATCGGTATCGGAAACAACGTTTGTCCCTGCCGGGAAATAGAAACTGATAATCGTTCCGGTAGCCACGACCACACGGCTATCTGTTCCGTCCGGGTAATTAATTTGTACAACAGTTCCGCTAACAAAACTCAACATATACACACCGGCTTCGGGCAATTCTACCGAATCCCCGCTTCCTTCAATGTAATATTGCTTTCCGGGCTGCAAAACCCCGATAGGATTTCTATTTATATCTAAGGGTTGATATTCGTTCATAACAGAAATGTTTTTAATCTTTATAATATCCGCGAATAACGGCTAAGTTGTTTTCCAATCCGGGAACCGAGGTATCGAATGTCACCGTAAAGCTGTTTTCGATCACTATTCCGGGATCGTTTTTCAACTGCCACGATTCACCGGGGAATATCTTCACATTTCCCAACACATAGGCTATCGATGTGCCTTGATTGCGGAATATGATAATCGAAGGGGAATTTGTACCCTCGTTCTCGATCGTCCCGTTCGACGTTCGGATCGTGTTCTTATATATGATTTTTAGAGGCTTAATCATCGTTATCTCGTTTAAAAATGTACCACAATATTATACCGGCGCAAATGATGGATCCAGCAATGACAAATACGTTGAATCCGGTTTCTAACCCCATACTTTTTTTTTTAGATCGATCCACCTTTTAAATTCTCCGACGGTGATCCGGTCGTCATGATTCAAATCGATACCGGGGTTTGCGTCGGCTATTACCTTCGCCGGAAGTGTCGATGTTTGCAACACATAGCTGTCCGGTTTTCCGAGGGCGGCGGGAAAGAAGGTAACGAGGTAAAGATCATACAAAGAGCTCATCTTTCCCCGATACGGATAAAAATACTTATACACGTAGTCGAGTTGGGCGACATTCGACATCTTCCGAAGGGCTTCGGTCGTCGTGCCTAACCCTTTCGCTGTGTCCGGCATGAACTGGATAAGGCCCGACGCTCCGCCATTCGGATTATAAGCAGCGGGATTCAAACCGCTCTCCGAGTTCATGACGAACATAAGCCAATCGGGCTCTATACCCAGTTTCGCGCAGATTAGTCGTACCTTCTGCAAGAATGCTTCCTTATTGCTTGTTACTTTATTTTCGAACCACATGATACATAGTTATTTATATTGTTATTCTTCCTGAATGACTAAAAACCAAACGAGGGCTACCGCTCCGATCGCAACGGCCCACTTCTTCCAGCGCAAATCCTGACCGGTGACTACCACGTCATCGAATCCGCCTCCGTCAAGGGCGCCATCGTCCGAGGTTTCCGGGGATTGAAGCACGGCATTGTACCGGGACGGCATGATGATTCTTTTTTTTCTGTCTTTCCGTTCCATATCGCTACATATTATTTTTCAACAATAACAGACCGAGAGCCAATACACCGGCCCCGGCCAATACGTTTTTCTCGACGACTTCCGTAGAGGGGTTATGGTCCGAAGTCCCGTTCTCGATATCCAAATCGGCTTTGATTTCGTCGGCCCAATCCTCCATAAAATCGGGATCGCCTCCATTGGGGTAAGCGTTAATTCTTAAATGACTATCTATGTCAGGATTCCATTTGTATATCCTTTGAGTAACATTCGTTAAAGGATAATCAAGTTTGTCCCCTCTCAAAAAAGATCCGGGAAGCAATATATAAAGATACGAATAACCATTTTCAGCATTATAACTATATTGATAATCATAATTGTAGAACATAGGATATTCATATTTTGGGCCGTATATCTCTCGACGAAATGATATATTTACTTTTTGTCCATTTATTTCATAATCTTCATAGAACGATATAAGATCTTCACGAACAAATCCGAATTTAAATACCTCATAATTTTTAAGAATTGATTCAAAATCTTCGGGAGTGACAAATCCCATAAATTCTTTTGTCCATTCATACAGCTCCTTATATGTCTCGTATTCAGGTCTTGGAAGATATCGCCAATACCAAAATACAGTATTTAATTGAATATGTTCTTTAACATACACATAATGCCAACGTCCATCAGGCATATCAATGAATTGACCGGTCAAAACCAAAGGAAATCGAAATGTATACTCTGTATCGGTTTTATGCCCCTCATTTTCTTTCGAATGTTTATAAAATTGATTCATGTGCATATTGAATACAGAGAAAGCATCATTCGAGGGGCGCGCCCTCAATGATAAAAAGGTACAAAGACGACCGACCGATATACCTTGCAACTCTTTGGAATATCCTATTGCAGCAGATTTATAATGACTTTCTAATTCTTCCCAATACGGAGAAGAGCCGGGCCATTCATGTACTAAATCCTCCGGTTTTAAAAGTGGTACGGTATTGTAATTATAGTTCCAAGTATTTATCTTGAAATTTTGAGTATTGAGAGGTGGATGCACAGCATTACTACACCATATTTCCAACTCCTCTTTTGTTAGAAATTTGATATATGAATTTGGATCGATATATGCTGGATTGAATAGATTTGCCATAATTTAAAAATTATTTTTAATCCACTTGACCACCCAAATAGCACCTACGGCAATGGCTCCATATTTCAGTATAGAAAACCATGTTATATTGGTAGCACTTTTCCAATACCCAGTTGTAAAAGCGCCTTTCATCTGTCGGTTTATATCGTCTTCCAATATTTGAATTTGTTCTTCGGTCAGACTGGAATAAACCTTTTTGACAACTTTATCCGATGCCTTGTAGGACACATTCGAATTGGAAGCAAGAGTCTTAGTCTTGTCATAGACATAATACGCTGCACCCAATGAAAGCGAAACTATGGCAGCAATAACAAGTACGGGAACCCACGCTATACCTACCGCATTTTGTGTTACGATATTCCGAAGGTCAGAAGCGAATTTATCTAAAACAGGCTCACCGTAAACCTTATCGTCCAAGTTGGGCATTGACGCGATTATGTTATTCCGGTTAACGATGTCGATATACAGATTGCGAATCTCATTTTTTATAGAAGATACATTTCTACCGGAACTTTCAAGCATAGAACAACCACGAGAGGCTACTAATAGATTGATCATGCTATTTTTATCGTTCTCTATAATAAGATTTAATTGAGATTGCGCCGCTTCGTTATTGATAGGGTCTACCGTCTTTAACTCTACATAATCCTCACGTACCCAACCCCACACATGAACGCCATCGATAGAGCCGAGCCTGTACCAATTCCAGCCGTCCACATTTTCATAATTTCCGTCTGTCATTCCGGCAAAACCTTTTATTTCGTACAGGACATCTGAACTATACGAAGGTTTTGCATACACCGTCACACTGGTAAATCGGGGGAATACCCCTTTATTGAATAGGTTAGGATTGTATTTCATATCAAGCGAATTGTTTAATCATGCCCAAGAGAGCGGGGTTTTCTTCCAATTTGTCACACAGTTTTTCCAACAGATTCAGATAATCGGGTTCGATGGCTGCCAGCCGTTCGGCGATCCGCAATATCCGGGAGTTGTCGCCGGTATTCGGTTCCGGAGCTGGAACCCGGATAGGCTGCGAAGTTCCGGCAACGCCTACCTGCATGCCCGGACGGCCGAAGAACCTTTCGAGGATAGCCGGAAGATAAGGGGCTACACGGCCGATCGCTGACTGCAAAGGGCTTTCCCGTTCCTCTAATTCTTCTTCGTATTCTTTTACCTTCGATTCGAGCTCGGCGATACGGAACTCTTTCTTTTGGGCGTCGAGTGCCGCGGCGATTCTCCGGTCCACTTCGTCGGAAGGCACGCCGCCGATATTCACTGCTCCCGTCTGGGAGGAAACGGACGTTACATCATCTTCCAGCACGAAGTAATCCCGATACCAGTTTCTCCGGGAATTTCCATCGGACATCTCGATGTAATATTTTCCCGGCTCCAAATATTCGAGGGTACGGGACAATCGATCTTCCATCGTCTTTTTATTCTCGCCTTCTTCGCTTTGGAACTGGAAAGCGTCAGCGCCGGGAGAGGTGCGAATCTGTATCTGTTTCACATTCGGAGTCGATTTCACCCATTCGATTAGATTTTCTTTTCCGCGTATCATAGTCTGTCAGTTTTTAATCTTCGTATTCAAAGTTCAAGAAAACGACCTTATCCCCTACCGTCTGGGCAATATCTTGGGAGAGTTCTATATAGGAACTCGGTAAATCGGCTTGCAGATTATCCATATTCAGCCTGAAAGGGGAGTTCCATTGCGACAGATACAATACGGGGAACCGGTACAAGATGATATCCGATTTATAAACCAGCGTCAAAAACGAATTGATCGGTGCGACAATAGGTATGCTGTCCGGCGACGAAACGTCCGAAGATGTTATTGTCGCATAGATATTTTTAAATTTCTTATCCACCAACACCCGATTATCCGGCAAATAATACTTGTTCGCCGAATTGGAATACACCGGAATGTTAACCGACTGTATTTTCAATTTTTCGAAACAATCCTGTCTTTTGCACAAGGATTCGGGAGTATAGGTGTAGTAAAACGTCAACAGAATATGCTGTGTGTTTCCTGTTTTCGGTTTCGTCAGATAACAGTTCGGGAGTACAAGGTATCGGTTGATCGGGATTTGCCGGCCTCCGTACATGAAATAGAATAACGGGATATTCGAAATAAAGTCATCGTTTTTCAAATCTACCAATGTGACGAAAAACTGTCCGACATTGTTCGAAGATATGACGTTACCGTCCGGATCCTGAACGTTCGAAGAACTGTAACTGATTCCGAACACAGTCATCGCCGTAATGAATTTGTCGGACAATACCGGGGTATCCGGCAGATAGATACGATCTCCGGGATTAGCCAGAGAAACATCTATCGAAATGGAATAGGCGCCGGTAAAAGGTGTATATTCTAATCTATTCATAACAAAAAGCTAAATTTAAATTACGGACTCTGCTATCTGTGGATCTTATATATATTTTGCTCCGGTTGAAATCGATCTCTACCGGCGCAATGAATTTTCTGCGAAGGGATAAAGTCCCCGCTTCCAATACTCCTTCCAAGCCGGAGAAAAAAGTGATGGGGACACAGTTAAGGAAACGGGATTTGTCTTTGGGGACAAAATAGAGATATCCCGATTCGATGAAGTTCGGGTAATTGAATATATCCGACGTATCGTCCGAAGATACATATATACCGGTTATTCTTTTCCCTTCCAATGCCTGTACCTTCCTATACAGCGTTATATCTTCCATTTGGGAGGTAACGGGTACGGTCAGGTTATAGATGTTTCTTTGAGAAGGGATAGGTAAGTTCTCCGATCCTATATATACGGAGAAAAATACAACGCTTTCGGTCGGAACTTCTGTCTGAATTGACAGGAAAGAACGCTCCCAGTCTATTACGGCATCTATTCTCGGCAGGTTATTCCCTGAGAAGGAATTGAAATAATCGATAGTGAGAGAATCGACGATTAAATTCCCGTCTATATCATACAGGGTAACATATATGCCGGTCGACATCAACAAAGGATAACGTCCCGCCAAATCGTAGGTTACGCCCGAAGCGACATAATAAGATTCCAGCCATAGGATTTTTTTACCTTGCAAATGGGTGGACACGGGAAAATAAACCCGGTTTTCGCCCGGATTTACAGTTAATTGTATAAAGTCTACATTCTGTATAACGTATTCCCTCATTTCTTTTCTTTTTAAGATTTCCCGGAGATAGAGGACACTCCGGGAAATCGATGGTCTGACACTATTATGGAATCATCACGCGGGGGCGAGGAAGTCGTTCACATCGCCCTTGTAGTTTTCGAGCAACAGAGCTCCGTTCTTCACGAGGAAGCCGAGCATAATAAGACTCAACCCTACGGAGCCTTTCGGAGAGCTTTCCGGCTGGAATACCGATGTGTTGGCACACGGGAATTTCAGACTGAAAGTCTGTTCTTTCGTTCCGGCGAAAGCGATCATTTCCGGGGTATAGAAAATCTCGTCGAGTACGGAACTGTCGAGCGATACGACTGCGGCATCGGTTGTTCCGCTGTTGGCTGCTTGGTGCGATACGTTGAAGATGGAGGTTTCCAACGCTTCGAACGTTACAGTCGTTCCGGTTTGCAAACGAAGCGAACCGCCATAAACGCATTGAACATCTACGGGGATCGTGTCGGTCGAACCCATTACCTTTGCTTTGGCAACGAGATCGGATAACGAAGTGGCGAGTACGGCGGCTCCCGGATTGGCTGTCATCTCGTAAATCAGGAACAACCCCATGCCATAGGCAAGGAACAAGTCGTTACGGTTCAACAACTGCCCGTATGTGCCCTGCTGTCCGTTCTGGCGCATGGGATCAAAAACATAGTTGCCTACTCCGTTTACCAGAGTCTGATCTATACGTAAAAAGGAAGATTGAGGGAAAAGTTCGGGACTCAGCGTCTGCACTTTTTTTCTTGCGTCCTCCCAACGTTTGCGAAGGTAAGGCGCTATAAATTGATTATTCATAATTTACCTTGTTTTAAAATAAGACATTTTTAAACGGCGTTCCTTTTACATTAGGACGCTGTTTTGATTTTTTTTTTGACCCTTGCCAATAATGTTTTGGCGGTAAGCCGTACCGTACAGGGCGTTATTGAATCTGCTGAACGGAGTACCGGCCAACGAGGGAACCGAGCTTGCGATCACTCCTGCGGCTCCCGCTCCGATCATGCCAGCGCCCAATTCGCCGATACCGTCCATCTTCACAAGGGCAGGAAGAACAGCACCGATGGCGATTGCGCCCAAATCGGTATATAAAGAGTTCTTTCCTTTCATGATGGTTCCTTTCACCACCTGACAGATGGCGCCGCCTGCGGCTCCACCGAGGACAGTTTTAACGATTCTGTCCGTTTTCGTTTTCTTTTTCATAAAACAATCTTTTTTACCTGTTAATTACTTACTTCATTTTACGCACTTTGTCGATGATGCGTTTCTTCTCCGCTTCCCTCCGTTTGAGGTCGTTGTTGTAGCGGTCCACTTCACGACAACGTTCTTCGTAGCGTTTCCAAACCTCTACCGAGCTTTTCATCTTCGGTTGTTTGGGGTACTTTTTCTGTTTTGCCATTTTCTTTATTTTTTAGGGGTTTATAAAAGTTATTTTTTCTTCTTTTTCTTGTCTCCGCTTCCGCCGAATATCAAAGCCATCAATACGCCGCCTACCAGTAGAATACCGAGAAGATTCGAGCTGGCGACTGTGCCGGTCGGCTGGCTGAAATCTAATAGGGGATTGTCCGTGGTACTGTTATCGGGATATGAGTTATTACTATCTGTAACAGTAAAGAGTCCATCTGTCGATGACGGTCCATTTACTTTTAATTCCTCATTCATCTCATCTTCATCTTTTCCGAATATTTTTGAAAGAAGGGCTCCTATCGCAGATATCAATCCGGCAATAGCTGTTAAAATAGATAGAAAGCCGGCTTCGCCCACAACTGGAATTTTTCCATCGCGAATCATAATTAAAAAAATGGGACCACTATAACCATATTTGGAGTAGATAGCCGAATTTACAACTGACAAAGCCTGTTCTTGCGTTAATACATTATTTTTATTCAGCTTGTTATAGAAATCCTTATAATAAGCCCTTTTTTCTAATACAACAGGAAGATGCGAAAACTCTGATACTCTATTATCAGGAATAAATGAGTACATAAAATATTCCGCATTGGTTGTAAGAGCTTGTTCTATCTTATTGATTTCTGCCTGTGTTGGTTTTGCTCCCGAAAGGGATGCCGCTCTCATCTGGCGGTATGAAGCCCTCCCGACAGTCACATCGCTACCGAGGAACTCCGAAGCATCGAATCCCGGCGTACTGATGCCGGTAGCTTCGAGCAGGTAATCGATATCTTCTTCATTGGCTATCACATCAGCAGACTTTTGTACGATAGCACTAACCATGATATTCATTACTTGTGAACGTTGCTCGTTGGTCGTGCCGACAGGCTGGTCAAAGGCCCCTTCGTCGTACATCACCCGGAGACAGGAGATGCCCTTTTCGACATCGCCGAATCCATCTTCCGAATATTCATATAAAAGAATAGCCACCGTCGCCACGTCCATAAGGTTCTCTATACGGTTGGCGAATGCTTCGTCTTTCGCTGCGACGGCTCCCTTATACAAGGTATTCAACGCGTTCAGATTGATTAAAAAGTCTTGCTCCACACGGGGCAAATATTCCTTACCCTGTATCTCGATCATCTCGGTTTCGGTGAAGTAACCGATGCCGGGACCGGATAACCGGCTTATTTCTGTGGTTCCTTTCATATCTATTTTTTTTGTATATGGACATTCTTTATTGAATACAGCTTTTCCGTTTTCGTCCCGATAGACGGGATCGACGATGATCTCCTTTCCGCTTTCGTCGATGGCAACCGCATAGACGTGCGTAGGATCGCTGTTCCCTTCATAAGCGGCGAACCGGAACAAGTGAGGAATACCCATGCACCGGAGGCACGAGCAAATAAAGATCGAAAAGCTCTTGCAATCCCCCTCGCCATCGCTCCATAACCTCGCCGGGGTTCTGATCCATTGCTTTTGCAAAGGGTCGATCTGATATTTGATGTTTTTATCGACGAAATCGAAAACAGCCCGGCAACGGGAAAGGGTATCATTCCCCGGAAGGTTATCGGCCAGCTCCCGGACTTGTGCATAGTCGGAGTTGTAGCAATCGACGACTGCCTGCATGATATCCTTCGTTTTTCCCTGACGATTGATTATCGTGTCTTTATGTTCTGCTTGTGCGATCATTCCGTAGTAGAGGTTATTTCGGTTACTTCCGCGTCTTTGTCATGGGCGACATCGGTCACTTTGTCACCGCTCGAAAACAGGTTCTTTATCATTTCCACAAGGGAAACCAGCGAAGGAATACGCACGTAGAAAGAAGGGGTAAACTGGTAACTGGTTCCGTTGGCGCCGAGCCGTCCGTTTATCGATACATCGATGTGGTATTTGCTGGCATTCGTGGCTAAATAAGCATTCAGGAGGCTAAGCAGTTTAGAGGTTTTCAGGCTTACCCGCGCTCGTACCTTCACAGTCTGGTAAGATTCCAAAACCACGTTATTGAGGCTTTGGCTCGACGATCCGACAAACGTACCGTTCAAATACAGGCTGAACTGTATGCCGTTCAGTACTACCCTGTTCTGCGAAAGATTTTGCAGTTGGAAATCTATATCTACCGTGGTATAATCCCACTTGATAGAAAAGAACCGGAATCCCACGACTTCGATGTTCGTTTTCATCAATGCCGTTGCCGTGGAAAACTTGTTATATAAATAAAGAAGGGCAGCGCCTCCGATAAGCCATTTTAGAGCACTCATTATTCGTTCGTCATTATCATGCGGAACGAATATAGGTATCTTCTTACCGGAGGCTGCAAGAATTGCAATTTATGAAATTTTTGACCGTCTTTTAACTCGGTTTAACTTCCAAACCGAGAAAATCGCAGAACTTTACCCATTCGACAGGCGAGTATTTGGGCAAAGAATGCGCATCGCGATACAGACGTACCAACCGGCACGCTTTGCTCTCGCTGATCTTCAACCGACGAGCTATCTCTTTGTTCGTCACAATATCGATTTGCATGTCTATTTGTTTTTTTAATGTTTTATTTATGTCCGAAAATGGTTGCAAAAATCAACTTAATTTTTAAATAGCTAATAATAAAGCCATTACGATTTTTCAAATTTAATGAATTTATTGAGAAAAACAATGTAATCTATTGAAAATCTTTTGTGTTTTTATCGTTATATTCTCTTTTTGTCCGAAAAAAATCCTGTGACTTGCGCGAAAATCCTGTTACATTTGTTACATGATGGGGTAAATCTTTCAAAAAGCCGATGTGCAAAGCGTTTCACGGTGTAACAAACTTTTTTACAAGAGATGTTCTCGTAACAAAAATTTGTTACAATCCGAGAACGTAAAAATCGATTTGTTACAATTTCCGATTTTGTTACAAGATTTGTTACAACTTTTTTATTATATAATATCCTTATTATCATATTATTATCTCTATTTTGTAACAAATGTAACAAATGTAACAAGTTTTCAATCAAAAATTTTTTTTATCCTTTTCTCGGACTTATCCGAATTAGCAAAATGACAAGAAAAAGCACGATTATCAATCCGATTGCTTCCATGATCTTTTTGAAAACGTTCTTTTCTTGTTCCTCCACATATTTATTTTCTACGGTAGTCGAGGCGGTGACGACGGGGATATTCTTCTCCTGTGTCCGTGTTTCCACTTTCAGCGTGTCGCCGCTGATGGAGACGGAGGTCTCGATCCCCGCTGTTTGTTTCTGGTCTATTCCGGTAAATACAATTCCGGTTCCGGGTATATACGACAAAGTACCGGTAAGCGTGGATCGCTCGGCCGGTACTTGTATCGTGTCGATGGTCTGTTTCTCGATAAACTCGGACTTGACTAACTTCTGTTTGCTCTTACAGCCTGCCACTGCCACCAGCAGCGCGAGGCAAAAAAAAATCGGTGTTTCATCTTTTTTTATTTATTATAAGTTGTAATGTCTCTTGAAATCACAATTTGTGATATCCAATCGTTTTTTTTGAGGTCATGATTTGCGACCTCAAAATATATATTTTCAAGGTCACAAATCGAGACCTTGAAAGAGTTTCGACCCATTCATATTACATTATCTCTATTACATTATCCTCCATTATTTTGATTCCCAATTTTATATCTCTTTCTATCGTGTCTTTATTCACATCTCCATATAGCGCTTTCCTTATTCGCAGTACATCTAATTTATTCTCGGAATATGAAGTTATTTCGAATACGGTTTTATCTAAATAGATACGGATCATTCCGTTCACGTCTCTAATATCTTTTGTTTCTATTTTCATGATTAGAATAATTGTGTTTGTCGTTTATGAAATTCTTGATCCTCCCATTCTTTGATTAACCGGTCCACGTCTTTCTCTGCCTGTCGTCGATCATCTTGAAACTGGTAATCATTTCTTTTACCGGCGGCTTTCTTCTGGTAGGTCCGCATCCTGCGTACCGCTTCCATGATTTCGTTTACTTCCATATCTCAATTTTTTACGTGTTAAGTAATAGGGTAATAAATGTGCGAGTCTTCTAAGAACTTCTCTTTCTACTTTGTTGTTGAATTTTTTACAGGTTCTTCATGTATACCGGTTGCCAGTTTTCCACAAACGCAAAATATAGGTTGAGTCTCGGACAAATCATCGAACACTTTTCCGTACATACTGGCAAACTCAGAAAAACAATGTGATTTTAACCAGTCGATTTTTTCCTTTTCTTTCATGGCTTATCTCCTTTCTCATATCTTTTTTATATTTCCGACGAAAAATAAATCTACATTTACCCAATCGTAAGCATATAACCAATCCTTATTCCGCGATTCTTCATGAATCCCTATTATTACATAAGTAGCTATAACTTTCTTTTTTGAGAAAAAAACATTAACAGTAACTCCTCTTTTGGGGACGATATATTTTCCATTGTCATCGTATATCTGTATATGATCTGTTGTTTTCGCTTCACTTTCTGTCATCATCGCCCTATAATTATACCATTTGTCTTTAATATATAATGGTATACCGTTTTTCTTTGCTTTTATCCATTTTTTAATAAACATCTCTTATTCCTCCTATTTATTGGTTAATAAATCTTCTATGTATGCCCAGCTTTCTACCTCTGCCTCTTTGACAAAGGTTTTGTAATCTTTTTCCGATAGGTTTTTCCCTCCGACAAATACGCCATACGATTTCGTCTTCACTAATATACACCTGCCGTATTCCGGAATTTCGCTCTTATCATGCCATGTGTTTTTCAGATAGTATTCCACGCCGTTTGCGAAATCGCAACGTTGGTTGTCGATGACTTCTCTTTTGTAATTAGACAGATAATTTTCTGTATAATTCTTTTTCATGTACTCATCGAAACTCTTTTCAATTGTCTTTTCGTTCATTTTTTATTCCTCCTTTATAAAATCCTTCCGTATAAATTTATAGGGCCTTCCGGTCTTGGTTCCGCCCTTTTCCGGTCTTATCGTCCCGGTATTGGGATCTGCTTTCATCACATAGTAGTCATACCGCATCATAGGTTCCGGCCTGATGTTGAGATCGTATTTCAGAAAATCTATGATCGTCGATTTCGATATGGTAAATCCTCCCACTTGGTTAATCTCTATCGCCAGATCTTTCGGAGAGTAATATAATTCAACGGTTTCGTAATCGATGAAGCTCTGCCGGATAAAGTCCTTTATCTCTTTAACGGCTTTGTTTTCCGTGCGTTCCTGTACTCGGATCAAACTTTCCGTCATATATACTTCCGGATTGAATCCCATTCTCGACTCCCCACATTCGTAATGATACTCCCTTTTCGAAAGGTAATAGAGAAAGGCCCCTATCTCTTTCTCCATCTTGCTCATGATAAAAGGATCGTCTTTTTCCAGTACGCCTACTTTGAGGACGGCATAACGGTTTTCCCCTTCGTCTATCTGCATGAAGTTCGTTTCGTTGTTCGAGCATACGATGATGTGCATATAGTTCTTTATCTCGCTGGCATCTTTTCCTTTCTGTTCCATTAACATGTTGGGGTTGGTCGCCCAGTTCTTTATCTTTTCCTTTATTTCCGTCCTTTTTTCACTCACGAAGGCTTCCTCTATACCTACAATCAATTTATCGGAATATACGCTTGAAAATTGGCTATTTAACCGGTCAGAGTCGACGACGATAACATTCTCTTGGAATATAGCCCGCATAAGGTAGAGGAAAGTCGATTTTCCCGTATTCCGTTCTTTCGAAACGAAACAGAGAACCGGCATTTTCTTTCGGGGTTCGAAAAAGGTGTGTTGTATGTAATCTAATCCGAACTCATACATCGTTTCCCCCGCTAAATTGGTATCGGAAAAGATATGCCGCAAAAAGGATTCTATCGTTTTCCAGCTCCCCGGTTTTATGTCGTGATACACCGGGTTATATCTATTATAGCTTACTGTCTCTATGCCTTCGAAAACTTCCCGCTTTATCCTCCTGTATTTATTCGTGTTCTCCGGTTCGTTAAAAAACATCTGGTAACGGGGGATAAGCGAAATATCCTTCACTTCTTGTTTTACGGTTCCTTCGTTATATCTTACCAGCTTCATAATGGGCTGTTTGTGTTCTTTGTCGTGGTCGTCGTCGAATACGATACATTTGCGGTAATACTGGTCGGCCACCTTGATAAACATTTTGGCTTTGGTGAGATTGTCCCGAACTACCTTGCTCCCGTCGAAGTAATAAGAGGCTCCTTTCCACTTAAATATCCTGTCCTCCAATATGGCTTTGTAATTCTCGTAGAAATTCGCCACGTTGTCGAGGAAGAAGTATTTTTCGAGCTTGTATTTGATACCGGGCGAAAGAGCCATGCAGTTAATGAAATCCTTTCTCCCTGTAATCAAGTCGTTCAGTTCCTCGACCAGCTTTGTTTTCTTCTTGGGTTTCAGCGTGGCGATCAAATCGTCCAACCCTTTCGCCGATTCGCTGTATTTGGTGGCTATATGGGAGAAATACAAATCGACATCGAAGGGCTTCATATACTCCATAAAGTTTATGACGGCGGAACAAAAGTTTTGCAGGCGGGTAGCCAGATCTTTATCCTCGGAATATTTCACATCGAGCAGGTCGGCGTCGAAAAGCAGCGCCACGTTGTCGGGCTTGCAGCGATCGATAATCATTCGTATGTAGTCGTCGATCGTGTTGTTCTCCTTATCCTTGATGTTTTGAATACCGCCGATCCCTATCATGGGGAGTCCCAGCACATCGCCGGAAAGGGCTTTGATTTCGCCCTCGACGATAAACAGTGTCTTTATTTTCTCGGCTAACCGGTATCTCCTGACTATGCCGGGCGTCATGTAGGTATATACACCGGTTTTCGGCGGCTGGCTGTACCGCATTGTCTTTTTCTTCCCGTCTTTATCCTCGTACTCCTGCGGTTCCATGTACCGGAGCCTTTCAAATGGGATTTGCCGGCCTTCGTATTCATAAGTGGCGACTTCTCCGTTCGGATCGCAATAGGGTAATGTAATGGCCTGTTTGCGCTCGTTCAGCCCGATAACGGGTATTTCTTTCGGTTGACCGGAGTAGTATAGGGTTCGTTTGTTTTCAGTGGCAGAGAGCCCGATATTCTCCAAACGGGTATTGAGATATTCTTCTAATCGTGTCATAACAGAATGGTATCGTTTTTAACGACAATTTCGGTCGTGTCTATGGTGATGTTCATTCCCGGACGTTCGTTGTCCGGCAAGGGCGGTTCTTCCGGTATTTCCTTCGGTATGCAGGAGGCGAGGAAAAGAAGGATAAATAGCGCTTTAATTCGATTCATCGTTTTTTTCTTCCTTTTCCAATGCTTCCAATACGACTTCCATCACATTTTTGATTTTTGGAACCTCTTTACAAAGTTCATATAACGAAATAGCGATACCTTTATCTTCCCCTTTTATGTGTATAAGTCTCTCATCTTTTGTTTCTATCAAAATAAGAGATGATTTAATGTTGTTGTCTCTTTCTCTTGTCTCTACAAAAGAGTCGAATATATCGCTTATATTTTGTTCGTTCTTCGTTTCCATAATGTCAGTGGTTTATTTGTTATCAATATTAAAATCTGTGCATGTATCTTGTAATAAGCAATTATCACAGCTATAACAAGAATCGTAGTCTGTTTTGTTTCTCGTTGATTTTGCTTCCATTCGTGAACATGTAGAATATTCAGGAGGTGTGATTCCTAAATCGCAAACTTCCTCGTCGTATTCGGTTATAAAGTTATGTTCACAATATTCGCAATCGTATGAACTCATAATATATACTTAATCGTGAATGTTTCCAGTGATGATCATTCGCTTCAAGTCATAGCCAGATATCTGGTAAGTGGGGTTGTCGATTCCTTTGCCGACATACCCGGCTCCGTCTTTGTCGTACTCGACTACGAATTTATATCCCTTGTATTCGAAAGTGTCGCCGGTGTAGATGGGGGTTCCTGTTTTATCCTCTACATCGATGGCTTTGCCTACGGTGGCGACGTCTACCTGTACGTATTTCTTTTCTATGCCGTAAATCCATTGTTCGACGAAATATCCGTAATGCCAGATTCCCGCGGCATCTCTACCTCTGTATAATTTCGATGGTTCCATATAATAGTGTCAGACAATTAAGGGGTTAATAATCTATATCTTCTTCGTCAAAGTCATCTTTAAATCGGTCGTAGATATCCGGGTAAATATCCGATAGTTTTTCAAAGTTTTCTGCGGTAACATGAAGGACTTCAAAACTTTTATCTCCTATATCGGATATACTATATTCCTCTTTGTCTTTGCTTATATACCCTTCTCTCTTAAATAGATCTTCTGCCGTTTTCGCTCGATCTATGGATTTTATTAGGTCGCTATCATTGTGATTATATGCGTAATCGTCGACTTGCGCCATTACCAAATCCAACATATCCTCTTTATTCCCTGAATAATCGAGCATACTATTCGTGCGCCTTGCATTGTTTTTTTCAATAGCTACCCACCAATCTATATCGTCACGACCTCTCAACCGGGGAGATCTTTTTGATTTGCGAGCCTGTCCGACTTGGCTCTCCGGTTTAAATCCGAATTGATCCAGCCATCGATTCAACTTGGTTTTTGTCATGTAGAGTTCTTCTACATGCCCGTTATCCTCTCTCAATTCTACTCGGAAAAGGTCTCTGCCGTATTCATCTTGTCCACCCGGATAGACTTCTGCACGGCTATTGCGATCCTTCGATCTGTACTGTGTTCCTCCGATCGAATGTTTACCTCTCACTTCTTTGTACCCGTAGCTTTCCAAGAACTTTTGAGCACCCCGCAAGGATTTGAATTTTTTGCTTGTGCTCACTGTGACCGCGATATACTGGTCTTTTCCGTTAATGAGGATGCCGCCTTCGTCATTTCCTCTTTTGTAATCAATAATTTTCATACGTTTAATAATTTATTGGTTAGTAATTTGGTTAGTATTCGAATATTCTTTTACCGGCGATTTCCTCTATTTTCTGCATGGCGAGATAAGGAATCTTCGTGCGTCCACTCAGCCAATAAGAGAGCACGTAGCGCGTTATTCCGCAGTCCCGCATGATCTGTTCCCTGATTTCCGGGAGTATGCCGACCGGGATTGTCGAAAGCCACGCTAACAGCCTGTCGTTGTTCGTTGTGTCTGTCGTCTTTTTCATATTTTTTTTGCTTGTTTTGTGTCGTTTTACTTATTTTGTGTAGGATTACACACAACAAAAGTACATAAATTCACTATATAAGTACATATATGTATGTTAATTATTATAAAATACACACTTGTAAATTTATAATACGATGAATTACAAACTATTAAAAGAATCTATCAAAAATAGCAGCTACCCATATAGGGAGTTCGCCAATGTCACACAAAAAACAGAGTCAGGACTACGTAGATCTATTGACAATCAAACTTTGACTGTCTTTTCTTTGGAAAAAATATGTGATTTATTAGAAATTTCACCTTCTACCTTTTTTGACGATGCCAGTTCTGTAACTGTATCGGGTAATCAAAACCACATAGGAGGTATAGGCAATGGCAATCGAATCGTTTTTACATCTCCCGAAGTAAAGGCACTAAAACAACGTATAAAAGACCTTGAAAAAATTATTGATTCACAAGAAAAAATGATTGAATTACTAACCAACAAAAAATAACCATTATGAAAAAAATAGTACTGTTTCTTATGCCTCTATTGTTATTATCTTGCAATAATACCAAAGAAGATGAACCGAATAATCCAAAAAATGATAATACGGAAAATACAGACTTAGGATATTTTAATTTAATTATTGCGAATACTTCTTATTTAGATGACCTCTATTTTTCTATTGAAGATTTATTATATAGCAATACTTTAAGTCCTAAAAGCCGAGTTCAAATTAAATATAAGATTTTAAAAGATAATCAATATTCTGTCACTTATAAGGATATAGAGAATAATACAAGATTTTTCTCTATAAAAAATACGGTAGCAAATAAAACTTATATACTCTCATTTAATACTTCTCGCAACCCTGAAATGGTTGAATATACTGGAACTTATACATTGAAAGTCACGAATGAAACTGTTTATAGCTATAAGTGTGTAGATTTATATAACAATTCTACTTATGTTATAAATCCTTCTAAAAGTGTAGATATAAAAAATCTTCCTTGTAATTTAACTAATTCAATAGGATTTTATACGAATTATAGTTCAGATAATGTAAAATATACGCAGTATTTCATGACTTTTAAAAAGACAATTCCTGATTATGTTTATACATATGAAATAACAAAAGTTCCTCTATGTGATGATCATAACCTTTGTTATTTATATTTAATTAATAAAGGAACTGATAATTTCCGTCTATTAGATCGCAACAAAAAAGAGTTGTTATCCGTAGCTCCGGGAAAAACTGGTGTTGTTGCAGTTCCCGCAGGAAGTAATAAAATTATTATACAACAAAAAGATGGTTATATTCTTTACCCAGACGAATATACATTTGATGGTTTAATTCCAAAGTGTGGATCAGTAGAATTTACTGTTACTGACGATGAATGTACATGGAAAGCATATAACTAA